CCCGAGACCCTCAAACAACGGATCTCATCGCAACTGAGTTGGTCAGCCTGATCGATTAGGACCTCGATGGCAGCCCTGACATATGCCGTCTTGATATTGTCCGTTGCTGAACTATAGTCAATCGACACGAATCTGTTAGCACCATTCAAGCCCCTAATGTGCTTCTCGGTAGGGTCACCGAGTAACAACCACCCCTTTCGCTTTAGGTTGGAATACAAACTGTAATGAAGAGGACCAAGAGTCATCGTGTTGAACGAAGAGTATAGCGTGACAACCCGGGGTTTACCCGAACTGAATACCAACTCAACTCGACACTCGTCACTGAATTCTTCCAAATTCCAGTTCCCACCAGCCTTACGTTTAAAACGCCGGGTGGCGTTACCGTTCGGGATAAACGGCCGTCTTTGTGTGTCCCACCCCTTGTCAATATTCATCCGGATCATACGCTTGAACTTATCGAGATGACCGGTATCAACCTCCTGGGGTAGGACACGGTTCTGTTTCCAATCGTTAAGACTGTTGATGAATAGAGGTTCACAATTCTTACAACAGTTTTTCTCGCATTTCGCGATTGTCTTGAAACTTAACTCCCAGACTGCGCCAATTTTCTGGGGAAATACTTGACGTACGGCATTACGTAACTGGCCGCACCTTATGTCGGAGGGGAGCTCCCTCTCAACGGTTAGCCCGTACTGGCGAAACCATCTCACAAGGGTTCGAGCCTTACCCCCAAGGCTCTTGCTCCTACTGCACTCATCCATACCGTCGTCGGATAACACCGAATAAGGGTTATTCGAATCATCCTCGGGTGGGAATTGCACCGTAGTTGCATCCATAATTTTTAGGCCTTCTGGTTGGCCGCACTCTTCTTTCAGTTCTGGAATAAAAGAACCGTCATCTTCAGGGCCCAAGCGGGCAAGAACAGATTCAATGATCCAGTCAGGATCATAGGAAATCTTTTTAGCCCACAGCTTCGATCGGAACGCTGCGTTCCTCCGCTCGATGCCCTTTAGTTTTGATTGACTTCGGTACCAGTCATGTTCACCAGCGTAGACGACGCTGCTGTCTATCCCCGTTTGAAAGTCCGTGGACCTACACGGAGGGGCTCCCGAAGTCCCACTCTTTTCCGCTCGGTTCCCAACCAAGTCATCAGAGCGCCCGGTATCTAAACCGGGTGATAACAAAATGGCGTCAGCTACAACAGCTTTCGTTTGATGGCACCTATAAGCGGGTGGGGCGGAATCTACTAAGGGAGTAGACGATACAGTCTCATTGTTTAAGCTCTCGAAATACTGGATCAAGGTTTTCACTTTCATTGTCATTAAGAGCCCGGTTCTATAACCTGGTAAACTGTACATTCTTTATATCGCGGGAACATCAATAGCCGCTACCCAGTCTCTCCTGGGAGTCAAGCCTACAGCGGTGCTTGCGCACATGATACTTCGCGGAGGAATTGGATTTCTTTACAAAACCGTCCTCACGGAAAAGTCACGTCGTAAGTGAACGAACTCGTCGAAACTACCCCCTTATTTTAAAACGATGGGGTTACGTTAGATGGCTTCTGTTTATGTGTGTTACCAACAATACCACATGGAGGACTGCTGTTCTAGCAGTGGCCTGACCAGCCTGAACCGGTCGGTGTGAGATCCC